TTGCGGTAACAGGTGGAACGAATTGAAACTTTATGAAACTAGTTAGAGTTTGTTATAGTAGTTATATCAATGGTTTTGGGAAGAATTGAAACCATATGAAACGAAAATTTGGTGCGCTCGGCGCGCTCACGAAACGAAACATAAGTTAATGATTTTAATATATTAAAATGTTCACTATGTGTAATCATACCGTATAACTTACCGTAAAACTCAAAAATGCCTAAAATAGTACCTGCTTTAACTGACTCTAAAATAAAGTCTGAAATCGCTAAAAATAAGAAGGAAATTGAGAAAAAAACTCAAAAACTTTCTGATGGTGGTGGATTATACCTATTAATTGATAAAAATGGGGCAACCACGTGGAGATTCGATTATACACGTCCAATTATTAAGAAGCGCAACACAATTACTATAGGCTCTTATCCTGAGATTTCACTAGCAGTAGCTAGACAAAAACGTGAAGAGTTCAGAAGCCAAATAGCACAGAATATTGATCCAGTTGAACAGCGTAAACGCGATTTACAGATAAAAAAAAGAAATCTTGTTTCTACATTTGCAGCAGTGGCAGATGAGTTTAGATTAACTGAAGAAATTACTGATAGTACTAAACAACGTAATGAGTCGATTTGGGATAAGCTTTATTTAAGTGTTGGCTCAATTCCAATTTCAGAAATCACAGCACTTCAAATTCTAGACGCTTGTCGATTATATGAGAATCAAGGTAAATATGATTCTGCAAAAAGAATGCGATCTAAAGCTAGTCAAGTTTTTAAATACGCAATTGTACTCGGCCTTTGTCAGTTCAATGTTGCAGATCAAATTTCTGGAATTTTAAAATCTGGAAAAGTTAAGCACTATGCGGCAATTACAGACGAGGAAAGATTAGGGCAATTACTCTTAGATTTATCTGAACCATCTGTAAGTGGATCTATTATTGTTTATTACGCAACTTTAATTTTACCTTATGTATTTATTAGACCTGGTGAGCTGCGTTGGGCCGAGTGGGATAATATTGATTTAGATAAAGGCCTTTGGGCTTATACGCCACCAAAAACAGAAAACAAGACTCAATTGGAACATATTGTTCCCTTAGCTAAGCAAGTAGTTGAGCACTTAAGAAATCTATATAAATTAACTGGTAGTCAAAAATATGTCTTTGCTTCCATGAAAAAGGGCAATGCTGTTATTAGTGAATCAACTATTAATAAAAGACTAAAAACATTTGGTTTTGCTAATGGTGAAACTACTGGCCATGGAATGAGGGCAACAGCGCGTACATTGTTAGACGAAGTACTTCATTATCCAATTGAACGAATTGAGCAGCAGCTCGCGCACCAAGTTAAAGATATGCATGGTCGAGCATATAACCGAACAAAATATTTAAGTGAACGTACTGAGATGATGCAAGCTTGGGCAGACTATTTAGATAGGTTGCGTGAAGAAGCTAGGGAAAGAAGAGTTAAGTAATATAAAAAAGGCCTTAAAATAAGGCCTGAATTTTTTCTTTGTACTTTTCATAAAGTTCTTTGGAAAGTTCAACTCTAGTTGAGCCGCCCAATTTAACTTTTTTAAGTTCACCTGAATCAAACATTCTATAAATAGTTGTCTTTGATAAATTGGTAACCTGAATAGTCTGATTAACTGTTAATAACATTTATTCCCCCTCCTTACTTTCCGCTTTAACTTCATCTACATATTCAATTGCATCTTTCATGTTGAGAAAGCCGCATAACTCTTCACCACAATTTTCATTATCAAAGACTTTATATGCAAAGGTGCTACTCTCATCCATTTCGATATATAAGCCTTTATAAATAACCCCAGTACTCCAATTGGAAATAACGAGCTTTACGTCAAAATAAGCCATATCAAATTCACTCATGATTCACCAACCCTTTCAATCACTGTCTTGATTGCTTTCAAAGTCATTTGATGATCATTGCTTGGAACTACGAACAAGCTCTCAATCATGTCTACTTTCTTTTTGAACTTTTGTGCATCGGCTTTATGAGCTTTGCAACGACGATCCAATTCCTCATTAAATGCAAGCAGCTCAGCATGTTCTTGCCTAAGATGCTCAAGAGTCATGTGCATGTAGTCACTCATCCCTCAGCTCCCGATTTTCGTTCTTTCTCTTCAAAAAACGCATTCATACTTTCATATTGATCTGCTTCTTTTTCCGCTACCCATTTGGCATTGTTAATAAGAATTTCTTCAGCCTCTAACTTTGATTCACAAACCTTGATTTCAGCTAAACCAGTTTCTTTATTTGTGATTTGATAAACACAATAAAGTTTTTGAGTGCTCAATTGCGCTTGAACATGCTTTTCTACAACAAGTATATCGTCTAGGTAAATTTCTGATTCTGCGATTAATCCAATTAACTGCTCTTCAGTACTGGCGAAGTTTTCTGGTTCATCTGCATCTTGCCACCATGTCGTGATTTTCGATTTTTCAACAAGCATGTGAGTATCTGGCACTGCCTGGGCTTGGGCTTTTTCTCGCATGAAACTAACGGCTTTTTTCCACATCGCCCAACCACTGTTTACGCGGTGGTAAATATCAAAAAGGTCCTCTTCACTTAGATCGGTTTTGACACCTTCAGCAATTTCAAAACAGCCGCCATTCATATCAAATTCAAGTACTTCTAAATGGTCAGGAAGCCAATATTTTTCTTTAAAGAGAGGTAATTGTTCTTCCCAAAATGCTTGTTTAGTTTTTAAGTTAATCATTTACGCCACCATTTTATAAATACGTTTAACTTCATGATCCAGCTCATCCATTGCTGAGCGACCTTCTTTGAAATACTTCAAAAGCATTAACTTGTATCCCTCTTGAGCTGCTTTATTCATGACACCCTCATTGTTCAAAGAGAGAGTGGCTTTGTTGCCTTTTATAAGGTTTACGCCGTGCGGTGTACCTTTGCCGCGATACCCAGCATTGACGTTGAACACTATGAACTTTTCGAAAAGCTGCTGGGGTAGCAGCTTAGGCTCGAAAAGAAAATCTGGAGTAGTCTGTTTAGACATTAGAAAGGTTCCTCCAGTAAATAGTCAGGTTCATCTTTTGGTTGAGAAACTGCTGGATTTTCTAATTCAAAACGACGCTTTTTAACGAAGTCCATCAGTCTAGGTTGAATCTGTGGATCTCGCGCAGATACATCTATTTCCAATGCGTCCAATGTAGTAAGGTCAGGTGCATTTTGGATCTGAACCATTAATGACGGTGGTTCGCTTTCTACTGGCTTTTCATCTGCAAGTTCTGTTAAGCGCTTGTGTGTAGCTTGGAGTAAAGGCTCCATTTGTTTATCTGACCAAGTTCGCGTATATCGATAAACAGCATTTACTTCGGCAGGAGTTTTTGACTCACGCACTCGCTGGAGAAGAGTATCAAGTGTCTTTTGATATTCCGTATCTTCGGTTTCTTCCTTAACGACATTTTTAGTTATTGGTGTTTTTTCTGAATTATTTGTTGTTGAAGTTTTCACATTTGAAGATTCAACTACACTTTCAGTAAGTGCTTCATCTTCATCAATTGGCTTATTCAGAATTTTCAGCATATCTTCTGCAAACTCACCACCACTGACTTTGATAATCGCGCAGCAATGAGCAAAGGCATTATCAAAACTTGAGTGAACTTGGCCATGCTGGAGCATGCGTAATTGTCCCTTTGAACCATTCCACTTAAACTGCTGAACACCTAATTCAACAGTTGGGCTTGGGTAAGAGCATGTAGAGCCTTTTTCTGGCGCTGCTTTTAATGGTTCGGGTATCTCAAATTCACCAATAAAAATAGTTCTAGGCTTTAATTTAAAATCGAATTTATCAAAAACATCAAAACCAAAATCATAAGGGTTAAATGATTCCCAGCCATTACGCTCAGTATTATTTACTAAAAGTAATTCACCGTTGGCCCACGCAAGTTTAGCCTCAACTTTATTTAGTATTTTCATGCTGTCATCCCATTTTTTGCCAATGTTTCAATTTCTTGTTTAACTGCTGGTAGTTTCGCCGCTTCAATTTGGATGAGGGCATCAATACCGAAATGCTCACAAACTGTTTTCACATCGAGGCCGCGTTCAGCTATGAAGTTCTGAAGCTCATCTCTTTGTTCGTCTGTAATGCCATTAAATTCAGGTGGACTAATCCAAGAATTACGCTCTTTATCGAATGTGCAATTCAATGCTTTAGCTCGCATTAACATTGCTTGGCGCATGTTTTGGTAATACATGTGTTCTTTATCAAGCGATTCTGTTAATTGGTTAAGATCGCCAGCATGCTCAGCTTCTTCACAGCTTTGCTTCCAGTTTTCTAACTCTTCTTGAGCTTTAGCGGCGGCAAGTTGTGCCGGTGTTAATGTGTTGATATGTTCCTTAGCTTGAGTGATAAGGTCAGCTAAAAACGTAGGATTATCTTTAAGATCTGGTACCCATACTTCACCAGTTTCACCACCTAATGCACCTGAGTTTTTCGCATGGTGTGTAGGGGAAGGCTTAAAACTGATTACTCGAGCATTTTTACCTTCACCAGTAGTAACGGTTGTCAGATAACCCATGATGTCTGCAATACGGTAAAGCTCATTACGGTTCTTACCGCCTAGATCTGGTCGGTAAATAATCTGATCGCCGTTTTGATCTTCTGAAGCATGAGCAATAAAAACAACATCCTTGCCAAGACTGATTAAAGTATTGATGTATTGCTTAAATGTTTGGTTCGCTAAACCTTGAGCTTTTAACTTTAATGAGCCATCTTTTTGACGGTTATTAGCAGTAAGCAACAAGTGAGTTTTAATGCATTCAAGCATTGCGCCAACAGTATCAAGTACAATAGTTTTATAAGGTGCCAAGTCTTGTGGAGTAAGGTTTGCAACGTCACTCCATTGTTGAACCTGTACGACAGCACCGCGCCGTAGTTCACCAGTACGGTGAGCACCACGGTCAAAGTCAAAAGAGATAGCTTTTTCCGCAGTAAAGCCCATAGAGGATTTACCTAAACCCGGATCCGCATATAAGTACACAATGATTGCTTGAACCAATAAAGTTTGGTCAGCAGTAATAATTGGTAGAGCCATTTTTCTTATCCTTATCTTGAGCCAGTGAAGCCGCGTTTTTGCTTGTAAGCTTTGCGGTCATAGGTAGGAATATTGGTTTCACGAAGTTTTATTGCGAGCTGCTTTCTGCGTTGAGAATCAATTTCATCTGTGAGTACTTCCCAAACTTTTGGATAGTCAGATTGGAACTTGGCTACGTCCAAAGGCGTCTTAACTGAGTCCTTGATTTTGTAAAGAACTGAGCCATTAGCATTTGATGCATACACTTGCCAGCCAATGCGGACAGAGTAGAGGCTTGTTGAACGGTCAAGACCTAAGAAAGACTTGTAGCCGTCAGGGTGTTTTTTGAAATTAGACATGTTCAGCCTCCACCAACTTATTACGCTCGATGAAGCCTTTTAGAATTGCATTGATGTTGCGAATATCTTCGAATTCAGTGAAATCGTTGTATGACTTGCCGTTAATATCCGTGATTTCATCTACTGTTAGTTGAGTAATATCAACAGCGGTAAACTCAGAACCAGGCACGCCGTAACTGTCAGGATGAGCTTCAAAATCAAAACTAACATTTACACGGAAGCTATCTAATTTGATTACAGCAACGCCAGAATGTTGACCTGTGATTTTTGCTGTCAAAACACTGTAATTACTCGGCTGTGTTTTAGGTGTAAAGAAAGAAACGTGTTCTTGTTCTTGCATAGCTGGTTGAAGCTGGCAAGCGACCAAAGAACCACCTGAGATTGCAAGAGCAGCCATGCTGACAAATGCAAAGGAGTTGAAAGGGTTTGTTTTTACGTTCATACTTATCTCGCAGTTTGGAAAAGCACATCGGGGGTCGAAATCTGATGTGCTTTTTTGTTGTCTGTGAGAAAAATATACCTGCAAGGTAAAATAAAGTAAATACCTGTGAGGTGAAATTTAATTAATAATTTTTTACTTCTGGGGTGGAATTTATATTAGTTAATAAAAAGCCCACAAAAATGTGGGCTTATAACTTAGTTAATTAATTCATTAATTGGCTTGTGGATGATGTTGTCTATGCTGGCTTGGAGGAACGATATCAGTAATTGCAGTTATGCTTTCAACTTCCTCCATGTCAAAAGTAAGTCTTTCACCACCATTAACCGCCAGTAGATTTAAAACATTATTGTGTATTCCAATAAACTCTTTAATAGTACATCTGCCATCTTTTAAACAAACCTGAACAAATTCTGTAGGTGTTAGTTCTGCATCTGGATCGCAAACAACATACCAGCCATTACGAATAGCAGGGTACATAGAGTCGCCAGTTCCTTTAATTGCGTATGAGCGATCTCCTGCAGTATGAGTTGGAACGTATCCATCTCCTGCATTACCGTCATATCCCATATCCGTAAAATAACCGTCCATCCCCATTTTGCTGTAAGCCTTTACTGGTACCCATCTTTTTGAAATTACAAAAGGTTTCTCTACAGCTCTAGAGAAAAGAACTGCATCCTCACTATCTGGAATATTATATTTTTTCTTAAAAGCTTCTATATCAATTTGCTTAAAACCAGAAACAGAATCTGTTTGTTCAGATAGTTCACTTTGATTATCAGACTGATCTAAATAACCGCGAGGCTTATTAAAAGCTTCTTCTATTTTTAAAGCTGTTTCATCACCAATATTCTTTGTTGGGTTCTTACCAATGTATTGACTCAACAACCCATAAGCCATTTCGATTTTTTCGGCGAATTCAGAACGAGTTAGTCCTGATTCCTTCATTAATTTCCTTGTATTACAAAGTCTAATTTCATGAATAGTCTTTAATTCACTCATTTTTCAATTCACCTCTAGCGCTGAACTCAAAAATACCTAATGGGTAGAAAAAATAAATACCCTTACAGGTTGTATTTTATTTACCTTGTGGGTATATTTATTAAATAAAATTACCAGTGAGGTGTATTTATGCTTACTCTTCATAGCTATTGGCGAGGATTAAGTGAGAGTGACCGTCTCAAGTTCTGCAAAGAAGCAGAAGTTTCATATGGATACATGGAAACCCATTTAATCCATGCTCGCAAAAAACCAAGAATGGAAACCATTCAAAAAATGGTTGACGCAAGCAATCAAAAATTAACTCACGAAAGCCTATTTGATTTCTTTTTAGGTACATCAAAAACAGCTTAGGAAACATCATGAGCAAATTATTAGTCGATCTATCTGCAAGTGCCAGAAATGACGTATCTCGAATTTTGCAGGCACTTGCAACAAATAAAAATGTAGAAATTGCAGAACATTTAAATGTAGATGCAAGCACATTGTCGCGCATGAAAAACGACAAGAAAAATAATGGTTTGACTGAAATTGAGAGCTTTTGCGAACTCTTGAGTTGCTTAGGTTTGAAAGTTGTACCTAAAGATTATCAAAGTATTGATAAAGAACGGGTTGCTGCACTTTTAGTCATGTCTAAAAGCTGGATGAACCGTATTGAAACAGTTGACGACTTATTTCATGACGAAATCAGTGGTCAAAAGGAAAAGCTTGGATATTAAAAAAGCCTGATTTCGTGGATCAGGCTTAGTTAATTCAATTACTGGCTAGAGGAACTGAATATGCAAACTAATGTATCAAATCAACAGCAAATAATCCAGAGCTGGTTTGAGCCGGCTTTGAATACTCTCAAAACATTAATCAAAAAATGTGAAGAGAACTTAGAGCGTATCAAAGCTGACACCAAAAATGCAGCTGTAAGACGTGAAGAGTTCAAAGAGGCTTTGGCTCGTCAGCATCGCATTACTTACATACATGCTGAGGAAATTATCAAAAGCCTTGGCCGTGCTGGTCAGATCCGTTTCTTGGGAAGTACTTATATTCAGTTAAAAGTTGAGGAGTCTTCAAAATGAATGAACAGATCCTCAGAAAGATAAAACGTTGTTTTGAACTGTCTAAAAGTTCAAATGAGCATGAGGCGGCTTTGGCAATCAAGCAAATGCAAGCCTTGATGCAAAAGCATGGCGTTAATGAAAAACACATTAAAGCAGCAGATGTGTGCGAAGTTTCCTACGAATTAAAAGTACAAAAACCTGCTCAATGGGTTTTAGCTTTACATAGTGCTATTGCGCAAGCATTGGATTGCATGTCGGTAATCGCTCACTGCAAGTATTTTAATTCAGATCTTATATTTATTGGTGTTGGGTCAGGTCCTGAAATTGCCAATTATGCTTTTGAGGTGCTTTACCGAAAATTAAAGCAAAACCGAGCAGAGTATATCGAAAATAGTCTATTTCGATTTAAACGAACAAACAAAACGAAATTAGCCGATGCGTATTGTTCTGGCTGGGTTCAAAACGTTTATTCCAAGGTGAAAAACTTAAACCCTAACTTGGAAATTAAAGAACAAGTTAAAGCTTATCAAGAAACCAAAATGGAAAACTTTAACCCAGATGGAAATTTTACAGGATTCCAGCGTTTTGATCACGAAGATGGGCGTGCTTTATCGGCTATGTCTGACGGTTATATGGAATCCAAGGATGTAAGTATTTTTGCAGCTACTGAGCATGCTGAAAAAGTGCAAATAGGTGGTGCAGAATGAATTATTACCAACACCATATTGGTGACTTTAACAATGCTACTCGCCACCTCAGTTTAATTGAGCGTGCGATTTATCGCGATTTACTAGACATGTATTACGACACTGAAAAGGCGATTGATGCTTCAAGCATTGATCGTTTAGCACGCCGTTTGCAATGTACAACTGAAGACCAGAAAGAAGCTCTTAAATACGTTCTTGATGAGTTTTTTACACTTGAAGATGGTGTTTATCGCAATAATCGTTGTGAGCGTGAAATTGCTGAATTTCACGGTAAAAAGAAACAAGCGAGTGAGGCTGGTAAAGCGTCTGCTGCAAAACGTGCAGCGAAAAAGAAAGGATCTTCTAACAGTGGTTCAACTAATGATGATCAAGTGACTAACGATAATTCAACGGTCGTTGAAAATCCGTTAAACGAAGAACAAGCGGACGCGCAACCAACCAATAACCATAAACCATTAACCATAAACCAAGAACCATTTATTGATAGTAGTAGTAATGTGCGTGAAGAAAATTCGCAATTACCTCCAATTCAATTTGCTCAGTATCAGAATGAAGATCACAAGCGTTACTCAATGCGTGAATTCATTTCTGAATACAACGAGTTTCAATACGATTTCATCTCACTTGCTAAACAGAGATTTGTATCGGTTCCTGAAATCGACTTGAGAACAATGATTCAAAATTTTGGTGATTGGTACTTTGCAAACGAAGCAAGTTCACTGAATACACCAAGCCTTTGGTTAGTTAAGTGGTTTTCGTGGGTTCAAAACAATGAGAAACAGATTGCAGCTAATCGCAAGAAGCAAGAGCAAATCTCTACATCAGGGCAAAAACCACAAGAGCCAGGTTACTTCACAAATCTTTTTGAAGAGCAAAACCAAGCTCAAATTGTGGACGTAACCCCATCAAAAAAGTTTCTAGTGAGTGAGGAGGTAGGTCATGCATGAGATTACCTTGAACGAAGTGCGTCAATTAATCGCATCACTTCGCACTGTTTACGCTGCTCAGTTCAATAAACAATTTCCTGTTACTGGTGAAAGTGCAATCCCTTTGTCAGTTGTAGAACAAATTGCATTGAAAACACTTGTAGGAGTGCACCAAACCCAATTTAACAACGCACTTGGTCGATTGCTTACTGCGGGTGGACGTTTTATGCCTTCATTCGCTGAGTTCCGCACTTGGTGTATTGGTGAAAGTTGGATGTCTCCTGAGGAAGCTTGGTCACGCGCTTGTAAATTCACAGCAAATCGTACGGTCGTAATAACTCAAATCACTAAGTACGCCTTAGACGAGGTTATGTATTTGATTGAAGGTGGGCAAATGCGAATTGCTCAAGATAATTTCTTCGGTACATACAACGTAATGGTTGCTCAAGCTCAATTAAAAGGTCGTCAGCAAGAGTTTTACACACCTCCGCTACAGCTTGAGCACAAAGAGGCTAAACACGTTCCTGTAAGCAATGATGAGGCTCAAAAGCATCTCAGCTCTCTAATGCAGCGCTTAAAGATCAATGGGCGTAAACCTGCACCAGTGCAAAAACTGGAGGCTAAGGAAAAAGAGCCTGAGCTCACAACCGAGCTAGGACCAGATCCTTTCGACAATCCGCATGAATATGCAGAGATGTGCCGCCGTGAAGGTATGCCAATCCCTAGAAATATTCTTCAGCAAATTGAAGGAGTGAATGGATGAAAACATACATGACAGAAGAAGATGTGCTAGGTGCAATCAATGAGGGTCAAACTGCTAAAGAGTTACTTGATTCGGTTGATCCTAATTACGCAAAGCGCTTTAAGCGCTTAAATACAGCGCTTGCAAAGTTGCTTGATGAAGTTCGAGAAAGCTTTCCAGATGCAAACTATTACAGTCCAAATGACGGAATGGTTCTTTTACTTGGGGACTCCCATACAGGCGGGGCAGTTGGTAACGCGCAACAAGAGTTAGTAGCGGTTTTTAGTGATGCCTTATGTTCTGGATTAAGCGGAGGCGACTGGTAATGCAAGCAGAGCAATTTATCAAAGACCGCGGTGTCAATGCTGCAAAGGAAAGATTAAAAGTCGCTAAAGACAGCGGGTTAGATATGTGGACTCATGGCTGGGGGTTTACGACTAAGCAACTAGAGCAAGCTCTAAAAGGTGTGAACTTAAACACTCTAGAAAATTTCGATTTAGAAAAAGCCATTGCTCGCCGTGACAAGCTAAGAGGCAGATATAACCGAAGCGGCCTATCAAATACAGATTACAACGAGTTACTTGAACTTGATAAGGCAATCGAGCGAGCACTTAAAGACAAAAAAGAAGGTGAAAATAATGGACAGTAAATTTTTAAAAGAAAAAAACCGCGAATTAGTAAAACTGGTTAATCGTGAGCTTCATTGCCCAGTTGGTTTTCACAATCTAAGAAGCCTTTATGAATTGGAAATTGCAGCACGGGGTAAGCCAACCATAGGTTATACAAATCTTACTCATAATCTTTATAAGCCAGATCCAATAATTAAGTTAAAGGAAGATTTGGCTAAGTTGGTAGAAAAATATAAACAAGATGCTCACGCATTAACGCTATTAGGTGATCTGGATAAATCACGTGTCTATAACTGCGTTGCTAATCAATTGGATCGTTTATTAAAGGGCGGTGCTTGATGTCATCAATGAGCCTTGCTGAATATCGTCAATTATTTCCTATTCAGAAAAATAAAAAGCGCCGTTCAGCAAAGCAAGGTGCCAGACAGACGAGTGAAGGCGAGTTAGTACTAGCAACTCACTTAACCGCATGCAAGATCAAGTTTGAACAGGAATACAAATTTCATTCAACACGTAAATGGAGAGCTGATTTTTTTATAACAGGTACAAAGATTTTGGTTGAAGTGGAAGGCGGGATCTGGAGCGGAGGCCGTCATACAAGAGGTAAAGGCTATTTGGGGGATATGGAGAAATACAACGAAGCGGCAATGATGGGTTTTACAGTTTTACGGTTCAGTACAGAGCAAGTGAAAGCAGGCGTGGCGATTAAACAAATTGAGCAATTGGTGGGATGAATATGAATATGCCAGTACAACACATTTTACAAGCGGTCGATTGGTCTAAATATAGTTTTGAAGAATGGTGCCGTCAGCTAGGGGCTTGGCTTAACGGCGATACTGAAACAATGGTCAAGATAGTTAAAACGATGCCAACGAAGCGCATCACTCAGCAGCAACGTGAAAATCTGATGGCAATGTACATGGGGGATGATAGTTTTAAAGATCGCTTATGCACTCGCCGTAAGGGTACATGCTGTCAGTTAAATGATAATGAAGGACGTGCTATTCATAAAATTCTACTTGATCTTAAAGCTATCGAGGATGAGATTGTTCATGAATGGATTGGGGCAATCTGGTGGCACTATGTAATGGGCGAGTCTATTCGTGATATTGCAAAGAGTAATAATACATACGGGTCACAAATCCAACAGGACATTAAATGCGGCTTAGCCTTTATTAAATCTCGTTATCCCCATTTTCAATTTGATAAGTTCATAAAAACAGTAGTAGTGGAAAATCAATTTTCTTGACTGTAAATACAGGGTATGGCATATTCGTGTTATAGTGTTCGAAGTCTAAGTAAAGCACTAGTTTTAAAGCTCATCATTTGATGGGCTTTTTTGTTTTGTGTTATATAACTATCTCCAAAATAAGGAGATAAATAAATGACAATAAATTGGTCACTAGAAATGTTAGAGCGAGATTTAAATCGCCTTTATGAAGAAATTATTGCTTTAGAAGATTTTAAGTTTTTAAGTGAGGATCCTGGAAAGATAGCTTCTATATTTTTATCAAAAGCTGAAACATATTTTAGGATTACCTATAGTCGTTCGGGCTATAGATTGAATTATTCTTATTACTTTCATCATAACAAGTTTGCTGAAATAAACTTATTGCAATGCCCAGAATTTAAACAACGTGAGCAATACATAAAATGGTTTATTGATCAAATTAGATTGGGGCGCGAAAATATAATTTTACATAGCTGAATTTTACTTCCTTTGGGAGTTTTTCTTTTGTGCTATAGTCCAGATTGATTTTATGCTGGTAAGTAAAATGAATATCTGTGTTGGTGGTGAGTTGGATGGGCAGGTGATAGAGAAAGAAGGGAAGCTACTTAAAGCCTCTGACATTGATCCATCCTTTGAAACTGAGTACTACAAACAGATTTATAACCGTGACAATGTTGTTTATCAATTCTGGTTACCCGTAGGATCTGATCTACATGAAATGTCTAAATTAGTATTAGATATCTTAAGAGCACCTAAGAACTAGTTTTATCGTTTGCCGGACGTATTACGGCGCAAAAGAGCCTCGCTAAATTTCGATTATTGGCGGGGCTTTTTATTTTCTCAGTTTCTACAACCCAAGCCCTGTCTATTTAAATGATAGGGCTTTTTTATTAAGGAAACCGCAATGGTTACTACACCAAAAAAAGCAACAATCGAAACTTTGAAAAATACCAATCTGCCTTCTGGCCATGTCGTGCTTGTTAAAATTGATGACAGTACTAGCTATGATCAGGTCCTTAACAATGTTCAAGTAATTAATGCGTTACCCGGTTTTACAGTTATTGGAGTAACAAGCCTTCCAAATCCTCCAACGTCAGATTGGCATTTGGATAACTGCACATATGAAAATGGGGTATTAACTCCTGCTGGTAAGCCGTTAGACTTTGGTACTCCTGAATCACCATTAATCATGTATGGTTATCATGCTTCAATCAAAGCAAACATTGGTGATACATTAGAAGTTATTGCTGAGAACATCTTAAACTCTTCAAACGATGTACATAGTGGTGCACGCTTACAAGCATCATTTGATAGCTATAATCTTGGTGGTTCGAATATTGGTTATAACAATACTAAAGATGAGTCTAATAATGGTTTTTCATTGTTAGAAACATTATTCCAGACCCAATCATTTCCAGTTAAGTATTCAATGAAATTTGTTTCGGCAACTGAAGTTGAGCATGTAATTACTTCAGTGGATGGCTTGACTGAAATCTATCGTAATACTCAAACAATTACTGCATTTACTGAAGATGTTTACTTTAACTTCACGCTTGTTTGTGAAAACAGCAATGAAGTTATTCCAACAACTATTAATGTGCTTTCTGCTGTATAAAGATTGCTGAAAGTATAAATCTGAAAAAGCTCCATTTGATCTTATGATTAAGTGGAGCTTTTTATTTCTGGAGCATTTATGAAAAATGAGATCGGCTTTCATGTTCCAGTTCGCCCAATGCCTCCAGAATACATTTTTGAAATGGGTACACCAAACTTTGTGCCAGCACCAGAAATGTGGGATTGGATTAAAGATGTTTTTCTAAATCCAAAATCAAAACTATATAACCCTGATCATATGCATTTGCGCTCTTTTCGATATCCAGAAATTGCAGTGATGTGGGCTAGATCTGGCTTTAAAAAGCAAGGTCGTCAGGTTATTGGCACTACTGAAAAAATAATGATTAATGCTGGTGGATGGAAGAAAGAAAGACAAGAAGAACAATACATCCAGTGGTTTGAATATCTTCCTGAATATTTAATTACGTTTGATGCTTCATATTCACTCATTGCGAATGATATGGACTTTTGCGCATTGGTAGAACATGAGCTTTATCACATTGCTCAACAGAAAGATAAATACGGAACGCCTGCATTTAACAGAGAAACTGGTATGCCTAAGTTAGCTATACAGGGCCATGATGTGGAAGAGTTTGTAGGTGTAGTTCGCCGATATGGAGTAACTGAGGATGTTAAACGCATGGTCGAAGCAGCTAATAAGAGACCTCAGCTCACACGTGCAGATGTTCATTACGCATGTGGCACTTGTAACTTGAAGGTGGTTTAAATTTTTTTGCCACTCTACTTGGACGTACTTGGACGATAGAGAAAAATGGCAAGGCTAAATAAACGGGTAAAACTCTATATTGTACGGTCGCTTGCCATGTATGAGACACCCACAGAAACAATGAGGGGCGTCCAAGAAGTATTTGGTATTGACGTTACTAAACAGCAGTGTGAAGCATACGACCCAACTAAAAAAACAGGACAGGACTTAAGCGAAGAATTTAAAACCGAGTTCTATAGAGTCCGTAAGGAAATGAACGACAACCTTAGTTCAATTCCAATTGCAAACATTGCATACCGCCTTAAGCGCCTTCAACGATTTATCGACCACGAACAATTCAAAGAAAACCCCGTTATTGTGCCGAGCTTATTAGAGCAGGCAGCAAAAGAGGTTGGCGGCTTATATACCAATCGCAAAGAAATTACAGGGGCAGGCGGCGGGCCAGTTAAAACAGAAAATACTGAAAAGCCACCAGCACCAGTATTCACACCTGAAGAATTAGAAAAACTCTCGCCTCAAGAGCTATCCCGTTTAGTGATTAATGGAAAGCTATGACTTACGCATTAGATGAAATAGCCCCTTTAATTAAAGAGTGGACTATTAACGTACGCTTGCCTGAAGTAATTGCCGAAATGTCACGGCGTTATTACTACAAGGCAGTAATTGAGCAAAACGAACTAAGCATTCAGGCAGAAATATACAAGTGTAGTAAGGATCCGGTGCATTGGTTTAACCATTGGATCTGGACATATGATCCACGTGGTATGGCATTTGGTTTGCCTGCAAATATTCCTTTTGTGTTGCGCCCGAAACAGGTTGAGCTTGTGGAGTGGCTAGAGGAGCGTGAAAACACTCAAACACACGGACTAATTGAAAAATCCCGTGATGAGGGTATGAGTTACGTTGTGCTGGGTTTTTTCTTGCATCGATGGTTATTTGTTGAAGGTTTTGCTGGTGGTGTCGGGAGCCGTAAAGAGGAACTTGTAGATAAGAAGGGCGACCCTAAAACCCTATTTCATAAATTCCGCGACATGTTCAGCAAAATGCCAGATTGGTTAAAACCTAAAGGCTTTGTTGAGAAAGTCCACGATAACTACATGCGCATTATTAACCCGGATAACGGTGCAACCATTACCGGTGAGGCTGGTGACAACATTGGCCGTGGTGGTCGAACCACGATGTACTTTTTGGATGAATGGGCATTCGTAGAACGGCAAGAAGCTGTAGATGCTGCTATCTCCCAAAACACTAACGTTCATATCAAAGGATCCACACCGAACGGTATTGGCGACCGATTTCACCAGGATAGATTTAGCGGCCGTTATTCCGTATTTACAATGCCTTGGCGTGACAATCCAGACAAGAATTGGACCGTTACATATAACGGCAAAATTATTTACCCTTGGTATGAAAAGCAGCTTGCAACACTGGACGATGTGGTTTTAGCCCAAGAGGTCGATATTAACTACGCCGCTTCAGTTGAGGGTGTCTTGATTCCTTCGGCTTGGGTTCAAGCTTCATTAGATGCTCACATCAAGCTAAACATCCAGCCTACTGGTGATCGTATTGGCGGCTTAGACGTAGCCGATGAAGGTAAGGATAAAAACTCATTCACAGGACGCCACGGCGTTGTCATGAATTACTTGGCCACATGGTCAGGTAAAGGTGATGACATTTTTGGAACCACTCAAAAAGCTATGGATATTTGCATAGAGAAGAACATCGGCACCTTGTTCTACGATGCAGATGGCCTTGGAGCTGGGTGTCGTGGTGATGCAAGGGTAATTAATGAAAAGCGCCGTGAGCTAGGTTTATCTGAGGTTAATGTCGAGTCATTCCGAGGATCTGGTTCAGTTCATGATCCTGAGGGTGAAATGGTTGAAAAGCGTCTTAATAAAGACTTTTTCGCAAATCTTAAAGCTCAGTCTTGGTGGTCGTTACGTTTGCGCTTTCAGGAAACTTTTAGAGCCATTGAGGGGCGTGATTATGATCCAGACATGATCATTTCCCTATCTACTGAAGATATTGATGCCAAGGAATTGGCATTACTCACAACAGAGCTATCTCAGCCAACCTACACAAAAAATGGTGTTGGGAAAATCCTAGTCAACAAACAGCCTGACGGTGCCGCTTCGCCTAACCGCGCGGACAGCGTCATGATCTGTTTTAACCCGCAAATTGCTGAACTCAATGTCTGGGGCAAGCTGTAAAAGAGAAAGTTATGGGCTTAATTAAATTTACTAAAGACTCATTCCAGAATTTCGCCGCTCGCGTTGGCTTAGGTTCTGGTAATCAGCATGATCAATCTGGATATGACTTCAATTATTTAAGCCGTCAACGTTTGAAACTTGAAGCTATGTATCGGACGTCTTGGGTAGTTGGACAAGTCGTTGATGTAGTAGCCGATGATATGACACGTAAGGGTGTCAAATTAAATGGCCTTTCAACTCCCAAAGATTCTGAAATGATTGATCAAGAAATGGATCGTCTTCAAGTATGGGAAAAGCTTAATAAAACTATTAAGTGGTCTCGCCTCTACGGCGGGGCATTAGCAGTCATGATGATTGACGGTCAAAATGTTTCTACCCCGTTAAATCTTAATACTATTGGTAAAGATCAGTTCAAAGGGCTATTGGTTTTAGATCGTTGGATGGTTCAGCCAACTTTAGAAGATCTAGTTACTGACATGGGGCCTGATTATGGGAAGCCAAAGTACTACGATGTAATTACTGATTCAGTAGGGCTATGTAATCAACGTATTCATTATTCCCGTGTCATCCGTATGGATGGGGTGGAACTACCTTATTGGCAATCTATTACTGAAAACCTTTGGGGGCAGTCTGTTATAGAGCGGCTAGAAGATCGTTTAACGATTTTTGATAGCTCAACTTTAGGTGCTGGTCAGTTGGTCTATAAGGCCCATCTAAGGACATATAAAGTTAAAGGCCTACGTAGTCTAATTGCAGCTGGTGGACCACTTTACGAAGCGCTAGTTAAGCAAATCAACCAGATCCGGTTATGGCAATCTAATGAAGGTTTAACCTTGATGGATGCCGATGATACTTATGAAGCACATCAGTATAACTTTTCAGGTTTAGATAATATCCTCCTGCAATTTGGACAACAAATTTCAGGTGCAACAGGTATCCCACTGGTACGTTTGTTTGGTCAGTCTCCAGCAGGGTTAAATTCAACTGGTGAATCGGATCTAGCCAACTATTACGACAACATCAATCAACAGCAAGAAGGTCGATTGAGAACACCATTACAGATCCTTTACGCCGTGTTGCATATGTCTGTGCTTGGTAGGTCATTACCTGATTCATTTAGCTTTAAATTCGCATCATTGTGGCAATTAGATGATGAGAAAAAAGCTAACGTTGCAAAAGGCGTAACTGATGCTGTTATTGCCGCGGAAGAAGGTGGACTTATTAAACGCTCAACTGCATTAAAAGAGTTGCGTCAATCAAGTGAAGTAACAGGAGTTTTCTCTCATATCACAGATGAGGAAATCAAAGCGGCTGATACAGGGGATGAAGATCCACCGCCACCAGGTGAGAAGGTAGACGATGAAGAGCCAAATAAGTCGGATAACTCCGAACCTAGCGAGAAAGACCGAGATACGTTACAGCCAGCAGCTTAGAAAGATTGCTGGTTATGTCGATACCATCGTTAATGGCTTTGATGTAAACGATCCAGCGACCTACCCACTTATGGTGGCATCATTAAATGAGTATGCAAATACACTTCAGCATTGGGCACAAAATGCGGCAGGACGAATCATTACCGATGTGGCATTACGTGATGAGAAAACTTGGCTTATTTACGCTAAGGACCTTTCGCGTGGTGTACGTGAACAAATCCGTAATACTGATATAGGCGCTGTATACCAGCAACTTTTAAATGATCAAGTAAGGCTGATTAAGTCATTACCGCTAGATGCCGCCCAGCGTATTCATGATCTTTCTACTCGATCGCTAATCGAGGGTGTGCGTTCAAGCGAAATTGCTGGCTTAATCATGGCTACTGGCCATGTGACTAGATCCAGAGCAAACACAATTGCGCGTACGGAAGTAAGTCGAGCTTCATGTGTATTTACTCAAGCAAGAGCCGAAAATCTTGGTTCAGAGGGTTATATCTGGCGCACAAGTGAAGATGGTGACGTACGGCCTAGTCATAAGGCCATGAATGGCAAATTTGTTGCCTGGGATAATCCACCAACTTTGGACAATTTAAAAGGTCATGCCGGGTGTTTGCCTAACTGCCGCTGTTATGCCGAACCAGTAATTCCAGAGGATATTTAAATGCAAATTTTCTTTACCATTTTTGGTGGTCCACATGATGGCTACAGTATTTCTCTAAGTACTCCGATGCATAGCATAGACCTAGAGGAAAGCCCTCAAAACCGCAATTATTGTGCTTCCATTGGATATTGGCCTAGCCCCATAAAAATTATTCGATACACAAAGCGAAGAATGTTTCTTCAAAAGTATGGAAGGATATTTTTTAAAGATGTGTATGCCTCTAACGAAAATGATTTCAAAGAAGCATTAAGAGCTTTCCGGCAATACTTCAATCCAGTTTATAAAAAACAAGACCACCTTCGGGTGGTTTTTTAATGCCTGAAAAAAGGTGAACCATGTTTAAAAGCAAAAAGACCAAAGATCATAAAACAGTTGATCGATCGGAGATCTACACCACTGGTCAGCTAGGTCGGACGCGCGAAACAACTCCTGAAGGTTACTTACTTTGTCGAGACGTCCCAATCGCACGTATTGGGACATTGATGTATGCGGATGGTGAAGGAATTCCAGTTACTCCAGATAACACAGGTTTAATCCTTATTTATCGTGGAGAGGATGTTTTATTTGATCCTATAACCATTGCAAGTACAGAAGGAAAGCCAATTACAGATAATCATCCTGAAGATTGGGTGACACCTGATAACTGGTCGATCTTAGCAAAGGGTGTGGCAAAAGATATTCGCCGTGGTGTGGGTGGTGAGTCAGATTATTTAATCGCTGACTTATTAATTATGGATAAAAAAACCATTCAAGCTGTTTTGGATGGAAAAGTAGAAATTTCTCTTGGTTACGATGCTGACTATACAGAAACCAGCAAGGGCAAAGGGTTACAGAGCAATATTCGGGTAAACCATATTGCATTGGTTGAAAAAGGGCGTTGCGGTTCCCGCTGCTCAATAGGAGATAGTTTTATGTCTGCCAAAAAGACACAAAAGAAAGAACCTTGGTATCAAAATTTACTTGGATTAAAACGCACAGTCGACCAAGCTCTCGAAGAAGCAGACAAAACTGCGGATTCGGATGATGATGACAAAACCGAAGATGACGATGATGAGCTTGAGGATAAAAAATCCAAGACTGGTGATGCTGCTATTAATCGTCAAATTCTGAAAATGCTAAAAACAATGGATTCTCGTTTGGTTAAATTAGAAAAGAAAACCAAAGATTCAGATGATCCAGAAAAGAAAACCGAAGACGATGAAGACGATCCGAAAGACAAAACAAAGGATGATGGCGATCTGACAGAGCCTGACGGTGCTGAAAAACTTTCGGATGCCGGTGTACAGACATATACAGGTGATTCTTTAAAAGAAGTCCTTTCACGTGCTGAAATTCTTTCACCAGGTTATCGCATGCCGACATTTGATAGTGCGAATAACGGCAAAGCAGTTTTAAACACTAAGCGAGCTGTTCTTAAAACTGCATATGCAACGCAAGACGGTCAAAAGGCTATTGCTCCTTTCGTTGGTCCAAATCCTGATTTTGACAAGTTGCCAACGTACACGATCGATGCTGCATTCGCTGGGGCATCTGAACTCATCAAACAACAGAACAATGCCAAAGGTGTTCGTTCTGGCATTACTACTCGTGATTTCGGTCGTGCAGCTCCGACACCTGCTGAAATCAACCAACGCAACCGTGATTTTTGGAACAAGCAAGGATAAGAATTATGCCTAATGTATTTTTATATCGCATGCCGAGCGGCATCCCTGGTGATGTCTCTCGAAAAAGTCAATCTACTATTGAATCGCATCCAATCGGTGGCCAGTTCTCTGCTTTTGGTTTATTTGGCAAGATCAGTAAAGTAAATGGAAAATTTGTTCCTTTAGAAGCTGCTGACACTGTAGCCGATATTTATGGCTTATTTGTTCGTGCCTATCCAACGCAATCAGCTCAAAACGAGCTTGGCAAAGCCACACCACAATCAACTGGCATTCAAGATGTTTTACGCCGCGGTTATATGACGGTGAAATGTAATGCGGGTACAGCTAAGAAAACGGGTGCAGTTTATGTGCGTATTGCTGCTGGTACCGATGCAAAACCAGTGGGTGGCATTGAAGCAGCGGCGGATGGTGCTAACAGTATCGTATTGCCAAGTGCATATTTTATGCATGATGCCGATACTCAGGGCAACGTAGAAATCTCATTTAACATTTAAAAATTATTGAACAGCACGGCCACCGATTAGGTGGTTTTTTTGTGCCTGGAGAAAAGACAATATGAGCAAGCTATTAGTTGCAAGCACAATTGCACAAGCTGTGGCCATGGGGACAGCAACACCAGTACGAGCACGTACACGTGACCACATGATGACCTTTGACTCACAAACTACGGATAGCACTGGTGCATTCTTAGTTGGTGAATTAGAACGCTTAGATCAAACGATGCATGAGCCATTAGCTGATGTAACTTGGTCTCGTGACATTGATCTACGCTCAGACGTATCAATTGCTGATGAAATTTCCAGTTTCTCAAATGCCACGTTTGCTGCTGCTGGTGGTGCATCGCCTCAAGGTAAATCTTGGGTAGGTAAAAATGCTGATGCTATCCAAGGGATCGCGTTAGATATTGGTAAAACGGCACTGCCTTTAACTCTATGGGCTAACCAGATTGGCTGGACCATTCCCGAGTTGGAGTCTGCTCGCAAAGTAGGTCGTCCTGTAGATGCCCTTAAGCATAGCGGCTTAATTCTTAAGCACAACATGGATACTGATGAGCAAGTCTATATCGGGGATGATGTAATTGGCGTTCAAGGTCTGTTGAACTCTGACAAAGTCGGTGCAACAAACGTAAATAAGAGCTGGAAACTTGCTACTGCTGATGAAATTTTGGCAGATGTAAACATGATCTTATATAACTCTTGGATGGCTTCAGCTTTCGCCGTATGTCCATCAAAGCTTTTGTTACCGCCAGAGCAATTTAGTTCGATCGTGACACGTAAAGTGTCTGATGCGGGTAATATCTCGATCCTTGAATATATCAAGGTCAACTGTATTTCTAATGCCAAAAACGGTAAGCCTTTAGATATTCAACCATCTAAATGGTGTACTGGCCGTGGTACTGCAGGCACTGATCGCATGATGTGCTACACACAAAGTGAAAACCGTGTTCGCTTTCCAATGGTGCCGTTACAACGCACACCAGTTGAATATCGTGATTTACGTCAGTTGACTACCTATTATGGTCGCTTGGGTGCAGTTGAATGGGTTTACCCTGAAACAGCGTTTTATGCCGATGGTCTATAAGGGGAATTAGCACATGAGCAAACAAGTACAAATTCTTCTATCTCGACCATTAACTGTGAATCTTGGTACTGATGAGCATGGTCAACCGAAATCAGTAAAGTTGCCCGCTGGTTTACAACAAGTCGAATCTGAAATTGCAGAAAACTGGTTTGTTAAGGCTCACTGTCAAGAGATTTCATCTAATGACCTTCAGACAAGTGAGCTGCAAAAACAACTTGATGATGCAAATGAAGCCTTGCAAGCCCTTCAAACGCAATCTGATGAGGCCACGAAAAAAATCGGCCAACTGGAAGGTGATTTAAAAGAGCGAGATACAGAAATCGCTAATTTAAAAATCCAGCTTGATAAAGCCCTTCAAACGCAATCTCCAGATATGAAGATGAAGGAACCAGCTAAGGCTAAAGACGCGCCAAAGGAAGCCTAACCCATGATCGATGAGCAATCCTTTCGGGAAACAATGCCGGCTTTTGCTGATACAGCGCAATATCCGACATTTCAGTTTAATTTCTATTTAAACCTTGGCAAAAAATTGCTTCGGGAGGAGCGTTGGGAGGATATGCTCGATTATGGTTTGACCTTGTTCATTGCTCATTATTTGGTGTTATTTAAGCGAACAATGATGATGAATGCCATCGGTGGTGATGTCGGCAAGATTGTAGGTAACGAGACATCTAAATCCGTTGATAGCGTTGCCAAGTCTATGGATGTGTCAGGTGTTTTAAATACTGATGCTGGGCACTGGAACCAAACAACCTTCGGCGTTCAGTTTTATCAGTTAATGATGATGGCTGGCGCGGGAGGCATCCAGCTATGAGCAGTGGTGTTAAGGCAAGTGGTAATGGTCTAGCCGATATGTTCCAAGCCTTTGCTGAGCTATCACAGATGGATGTTTTAGTAGGTATCCCACATGGTGAGGCCAGAACCGATGGTGACGGCCTTACCAATGCGCAAATTGGTTACCTTCAGGAAACCGGTTCACCTTCGCAAAACATTCCTGAGCGACCTTTTCTTGTGCCGGGTGTTGAGGAAGTTCAAGAGCCGGTCGGCGATAAACTTGTTCAAGCGGTAGATGCAGCAATGGATGGTAACCGTCAAAAAATGATGCGAATGCTTGAGTTAGCAGGTAAAGCTGCAATGGATTCAGTTCGCATGTATTTCGTGAATGGTGAGTTTGCACCACTGTCTTTAGCCACAATCAGAGCGCGTGCACGCCGTGGACGTAAAGGCGCTAAGAAGTATCTTAAACAGCTTGAAACTGGCCCCGCTGAGTCGGGTCTAGTTCGGCCGTTGATAGATACAGGTGAGCTTAGAAAGTCGGTAACTTACATCATCATGAATAAGAATCAGGAGATTAAACGTGCCTCAACTTGATGTCTCGGATGTTCTTCTTGATCCTGACTTTATGTCCATAGGAATTATTTGCAAGCGTACAGAAGTCATCGTGGGGAATAATGGCCGATCGCAAGAGACGACCACCTCAACAACTTTTAACGGCGTTGTTACAACAAACAATGGCCTTAACATGGACCGCCGACCAGATGGCACCTTGATTAAAGGGGCTATCAATATTCACACACAGTTCGCTTTAACTTCAGGCGATGCAAAAAACAAAGCCGATGAAATTACTTGGAAGGGTAAAACCTACATCGTTTCTCAGGTTTTGGATAATTTGCATTATGGCCAAGGTTTCATAAAAGCAATTTGCGAGCTCAAGCCGCTGGGGTAAATCATGGGTGACTCTGCTTCGGGGGGATATATCACCCCTAGCAGCGGATCTGCTTATGACCAAGACCTTGAAGACATTTTCCAAGCTTTCATTGTTGGGGTTACTTCTTTACCCGGTGATATGGTTCGGCCTCGTTTTCAAAGAGATCCGCCACCATTTCCCGAAATTGGTGAGGATTGGTGTGCCTTCGCCGTAAAGAATATTAAACCTGATGATGGGCCTTATTTCGATCAGAAAGACGAAACAATGGATTCAATTCGACATGAAGAATTGACGCTGTTTTTATCGTTTTATGGCGACCACGGCCAATCGATCGCAAACGTCCTTAAAGATGGTCTAGGCATTCCGCAAAATGTTGCGCAACTCAAAGCGCAAGAAATCAAATTTATCAGTACCAGTGAGATCATCACTGCGCCTGATTTTCTCAATAATCAGTATGTACATCGATATGACTTAACCGCTGTCTTTAAGCGGAAAACATCACGCACGTTTGCTGTTAAGTCGTTTGTAGATGCTGGAACAATTAAACATTCTCAGGAGTAGTCCATGACATTGCCCGTTTCTAATGTCGTAAATGTCAGCATTAGCCTTGCTGCATTGGCGGCGGGACCGCGCTCATTTGGTTCTCTTTTAATTCTCGGAACTACCAGCGGAGTTATTGATGTTGTAGAGCGCATGCGCCCATACTCAAGCATTACTGAAGTTGGTGAGGATTACGGCGTAGATGATCCAGAGTACAAAGCTGCATTGGTTTATTTCAGCCAATCACCTAAGCCACGTACTCTTTATATCGGCTACTGGCATAAAGAAGGTGCAGATGCTGAAACAATTCAGCAAGTCGTTCAAACATGCCTTAAATCGCTTAAATGGTACGGTCTTGCTATTGCTTCGAACTTGACCGAGCAAGAAGTTTTAGACGTTGCAGCATTGATTGAAGCGGCAGATCCTTCACGTTTATTCGGCTATACATCACAAGATGAAAATTGCTTAAGCGCAACGAGCACTACTGATATTCCATACAAGCTTAAAGCTAAGAAATATCGCCGTACGTTCACCGTATTTTCGAGTGATAACCCTTACGCCGCTGTTTCAGTGTTTGGCCGTGCGTTTACAGTAAATTTCTTAGGGACTAACACCACGATTACTTTGAAGTTTAAACAGCTTCCGGGTATTGCTGCAGAAGATCTCGATACAGGTGAAGCTAAAGCATTAGTGGCTAAAAATTGCAATGTATTTGCTGGATACAACAATGACACAGCCATTTTCCAAGAAGGTGTCATGACAGATGGATCCTTCATTGATGAGATCCACGGACTGGATTGGTATCAAAACCATTTAGAGACAGCTTTATTTAATCTCTACTACACCAATACGACCAAGATCCCGCAAACGGGTGCTGGTGTAAACCGTCAATGTGCAGTACTTGAACGAGCTTGTCAGCAAGGTGTTACCAATGGCCTGCTTGGTCCTGGTCGCTGGAATGGTGACAGCTTTGGCGTGCTTTCAACGGGTGATTACCTGAGCAAAGCATTCTATGTTTTTGCAAATAGCCTTGATGACCAGCCTCAATCTGAACGTGAGGCTCGAAAGGCGCCAGTCTTCCAAATCGCAAGTAAATTAGCAGGTGCAACACACTTTGCTGATGTTCTTGTAGCTGTAAATCGTTAAGGAGTAATACGTGAGTACATATTCTTTTATGGAC